TGACAGTTTCTACATAATGCTATTAAATTTTGAACATCATTACCACCTCCATATTCTAAACGTACTTTATGATCAATTTCAAATGTATGATTTAATTGTTCATGGCAATGACCACACTTCCAATCTTGATTTGATGCTACATATTTTTTTTTTGTTTCACTAACTGAACGTTTTGTTCCACCTTTGCCAGAACTTAATATTTTTTGTTCTGAACAAAAACCAGGTCTTTGAGTTTCAATATTATTAAATGACTCCATAAAACTTTTATCTGTTGTTGATGTAAAGTCAATAATAGGACTTAACATATCCATAGAATTTTTATCAATTGGTAAATATTTTATAACATTATTTGCGTAAAATAACATATCTTTACCTTTGTTTGGATTACGTTTTAACATATAATATATTCCAATACCTAGTAAAGAATAAAAAATCATTTTATAATATTTTTTAAAAGACATTAACATTTTTGTATATTTTCCATCAGCATAAGCATTATATACAAAAAATGCTGTTAACCCTAATACAAATATTTCTAATCTCATATTATATTATTAATTTATAATATAATAATAAAAATTATAACATGTTTATTTGTTTTTTTTCATTTGTGTCATAGCTTCTTGACCATACGCACCTTGTAGTTGAATTGCTCTCATTATTTGTTTTTGATCTTCTGTAACGTGGTATATTTTAAACATAGCCAAAAGAATAATAATATATGGTAGCAATACTAAAAACCAAGAAATTGAAGTGTATCCTTTATCACATAACCATCCTAAAAGAAATGTCCAAATAAATGCAAATATAAGTTTCATAAATAAAATCATAAATGAAATGCCACTTAACAAAGCCATAATTGTTGAAAATACAGCAATCGCAAAATATATTTTAGCGGGTGTACAAAGGTTACTAAAATTTTTCATTTATACAAATACTATATATTTTATTTTAATGATAAGAATAATGGTTTCTTAAATCTTTTTTTCAAAAGAATTCTTCTAAACATTAAATTATTAAATGTTTTTTTCTTTCTATATTTTTTTGTTTTAATGCCTTGTCCTGCTATTTTATTATAGGATTTTATAGATAATATTGATTCTTTACCGTAAGATACAATATATATTAAATTACCTAAATTTTTTAAATCATTAAATAATTCATTCATAATGATAGGTTCATGTCTTGGAGAATATAAATAATTACTAAATAAGAAATTAAGTTTTTTAAATATTTTTAATTCATTTGAATTTAAATTAGAATAATGATTTGACATTATTTCTAAATATGGATAATATACATTTATAAATCCCCAAATATCAATAATTTTTATAAAAACTTTATTTAAATATTCTCTCAAATTTAATGAACCATCACTTTTAAATTTTGTGTAATGAACAAGAACATCAACAATATAATTTATAATAAATGGCATTGTAATCTCAGTTTCTATATATGTTGGTTTACTTTTTTCTGAAATACTTGAAAAATTATTATTGAATAACATAAACATTATTTCATTTATAAATTTGTAATGACCCGCACCTCTTTCTTTCATCCAAAAGTTTAGATAATCAATAACAAAAGGTTTTAATTCTAACTCATTAACTTTACCACCATTTTTAAGATATTTTGTATATTTTTCATAAAATGAATCGGTAAATATTATTATAGAAAAAGGAACGTTAAATTGTAGTGGGCGATTTTTCCAATTTTTTGGAAATGATGATGTTTCATTTGGTAAATAATTAACAGATAATCCCCAATCAATTAATCTAGATTTTATTTGTGAATCAGAATCATCAATTAAAATATTAGAATCTTTTATGTCAGAATGATATATATTTTGTTTATTCATTGGAATTATAGCATTTTTTAATAATTTAACAAGTTTAGTATGAACATCATATAATTTTTTATAAGAACCATTATTATATAAATAATCATCAACTGGTAACCCACCATTTGGCAAATTTAACGACATTAATTCATCTAATTTTGAATTAATATTAGTTTTATTTATATCGTTTTTTGGTAATGCTGTGCATTTATCAGAATATGATGTTAAATCATTAGCATTTAATTTAGCTGGTCTACATAAAGTAGTATCATAAACTAGAAAATAATCTTGATAATTTGTAATTGAATCTATTTTCTCTCTTATCTTATTTATTTCTTCATATTCTTGAATAGCATGTTTTTCAGTCATTAATTTTGAAATTTTATTTTGTTCCCTCTTGGTTTCTCCCTGACATTTTAATGCTGGAGAAAAAACACAACCAAATCCACCAGATGCTATAACTTGTCCACCCTTATTATTATATATTTTTTTTGTTTTTCTCATAAAATAATTAGAGATATTATTATTTATCATATAAATAATATATTGACCCTAAAATTAAAATAATAATAGTTCCATATATAAATTTACCTCTAAGTTTTATAAATTCAACTAATTTTTCATTCTGAGATTTATATTTATTATAATATTGGACATAAAAATCATTTAATGAAATAGGCTGTTTTTCTAATTTTTCGTTAATTTTATTATGGATAAAATGGGTCCAACAAATAAATGAATTACGATTATCTAAATAAGGTGTAATAGGATATTTATCAATTATTTTTTCAAATTCTTTAGATATATCTTCAATAGGAATAAATAAAGGTAAATTTTGTATAAATTCATAATATTTTTTTTTAGTTACTGCATTTGGATAATGCGGATAAGTCATTGCTAATGTATGTAAAAAAAACCAATAATGAGGACCCCATATTTTTGGATCTAGATAAGTTGTCATATTAAATTAAATTAAAAAATTAATATAAATTAAACTTTAATTTATATATGTATAATAAAATAATTTACAATTTTGTTTACAATAATTAAACATACACGTTTATAAAATTTTATATTAACCCTAAAGTAAATAAATGTAAAATAAGATTATATATTAACAAAATAGAATTTAAACCTAATTTATTAATAAAATTAAATAATTTATGAATAAAAAAACAAATGTATGTAATAATTGTGGAAAACAAGGGCATATGTTTTATCAATGTAGACTTCCAATTACTAGTTATGGTATAATAGTATTTAAAAATACTTTGGAGGGGTTAAAATTTTTAATGATTAGAAGAAAAGATAGTTTTGGATATATAGATTTTATTAGAGGAAAATACACCCATCATAATATTTATCATTTATTAAATATTATTGATGAAATGTCAGTTGATGAAAAAAAAAGAATTTTAGAAACACCTTTTGAAGAACTATGGACAAAAATGTGGGGTAAAACAAATTGCTTTAGTAATCAATATAAAATAGAAGAAATAGCTGCTAAAAAAAAATTTGATCTATTAAAAGATGGTATTATGATAGACAATCAATATATAACTTTAAAAGATATTATTTTAAAAAGTAATACATCATGGAAAGAAACAGAGTGGGAGTTTCCAAAAGGAAGACGAGACCATAAAGAAAAAGATTTAGAATGTGCTTTAAGAGAATTTGAAGAAGAAACTGGTATTTCACAAAAATTAATAACAATTGTTGATAATGTTATACCATTTGAAGAAATATTTATTGGTTCTAATCATAAATCATATAAACATAAATATTTTTTAGCATATATGAATAACATAAATCTTGAAGTGGATACAGAAGAAAAATTTAATTTTCAAGATACAGAAGTAAGTAAAATAGAATGGAAAACAATTGATAAGTGTTTAGAATCAATTAGACCATATAATTTAGAAAAAAAACAATTAATTATTAATATAAATAAAGTATTACAAGAATATAGATTATATTCATAATATATAGTATTATGACAGACATAAAAAAAAATAAATTATTAATTTTTGAAAATTCAGATGACGAATCAAGTATTTCTAGCGAATCATCAATTGAGGAAGATAATAAAAGTAGTAAATCTACTAGTAAATCTACTAGTAAATCTACTAGTAAATCTAGTAGTAAATCTAATAAAAAATCTAGTAGAAAATCTAATAAAAAATCTAATAAAAAATCTAGTAGAAAATCTAATAAAAAATTTAGACAAAATTCTAGCGAAAATTCAAATACTAAACTAAATATTAAAACTACGCCAACACCCGAATCAACACTAACAACCGAATCAAAGCCAACACCTGAATCAAGTATTTCTAGTGATTTGTCATCAATTAAGGAAGATAATAAAAATGAGATTGAATTATCATCACTAAAAACTACAAAATCTACTGAGACACCACTTGTTGAGTCAAGTAGTAAATCATTATCTTCATCATCTGACGCTGAATCATCTACAAGTGTATCATTAAAAAATTTAAAAGACGTTAATTTAGAAAAAATTTTTAAAGATAATAATTGTGGTAAAGATATAAATCAATATACTAATGAGTGTAATAAATTTTTACTTAAAAAAGAAGTTATTGAGAGAAAAAATTTATCTCAAAATGAAGGAGATAACTTGTATTTATATCCTAATTTAAATGATACAAATTTTAATATTAAAATTGCTACTAAAAAAGAATTTAATGATACACAATATGAAGGTCCAAATTATGAAAAATCAGTAAAAGAACAAGCGGACGCATTAGCTAATGCTGAATTTGAATTATCACCTCATCAAGCATTTGTAAAAAACTTTTTATCATTTCAAACACCATATAGCAGTCTTCTTTTATATCATGGTTTAGGGTCAGGAAAAACGTGTAGCGCAATTGGAGTATGTGAAGAAATGAGAAGTTATATGAAACAAATAGGCATTACAAAAAGAATTATTATTGTAGCTTCAGAAAATGTTCAAGATAACTTTAAGCGTCAAATATTTGATGAGAGAAATTTAAAACAGGTTAATGGAATATGGACAATGAGAGGGTGTGTTGGTAATCAATTGTTAAAGGAAATAAATCCTATGAACATGCCAATGCAAAAAGAAAAAGTTGTAAATCAAATAAAAAATTTAATTAATACATATTATATTTTTCTAGGATATGTTCAGTTTGCGAATTATATTATGAAAACTATGAATTATGAAGAAGAAATTGAGAGAGAAAAAGAAAAAAGGCAAGATAATAAAACAAAAATTCAAATGTTAAAAGATGTAAAGATAGAATTAAATAGTAGAATTATTAGACGTTTGCGTAATGAATTTGATAATAGATTAATTGTCATTGATGAAGTTCATAATATTCGTAAAACTGAAGAGAATGAAAATAAAAAAGTTGCTATTAATTTAGAGTTTTTAGTTAAAGCAGCACTAAATATGCGTTTTCTTTTTCTCTCGGCTACTCCAATGTATAATAGTTATAAAGAAATAATATGGTTGTTAAACTTAATGAATACAAATGATAGAAGAGGTAGGATTGATGTTAAAGATGTATTTGATAAAAATGGTAATTTTAAAAATGGCGGTGAAGAATTATTAATTAGAAAAGCAACTGGTTATATTTCATTTGTTCGTGGTGAAAACCCATATACATTTCCTTATAGAATTTATCCAAATGAATTCGCAACAAAACATACTTTTCCAGAAATTACATATCCAAATTGTCAAATGAATTTAAAAAAAATTCATCATGAAGATAAAAAAAGAATATTAAATTTATATTTAACAAAAATAGGAGGTTGTAATAATTGTGGAAAATGTCAGTATTGTTGTTATAAATATATAATTCATAATTTAAGGAATAAAAAATTTACAATTACTACTAAATATGGTGTAATAAAAGAAATGCCTAGTTTTGAGAATATGGAGTCATTTGGTTATACATTATTACAAACACCATTAGAGTCTTTAATTATATCATATCCAATTCCTGGATTAAATAAAATATTAGATAAAATGCCGAAAATAAGTAATGAATGTAAGGAGTTTTCACCTAGATTTTCTGAATTAAGTGAAAAAGAAGAAATTAAAAAAGTAGATGATGTTGTTTCACCTATTAATACAAAAGAAAATTCTCCATTAGTTGTTAAAAGTATTTCAACAGAGCGAAAAAATTCTGAAGAAGAAGAAGAAGAAGAATCATCTGAAAATTTTAAAGATTTACAAGACAAACCAAAAACTAAATCAAAACAATTTATTATTGAGAGTAGTTCTGAAGACAAACCAAAAACTAAATCAAAACAATTTATTATTGAAAGTAGTTCTGAAGACAAACCAAAAACTAAATCAAAACAATTTATTATTGAAAGTAGTTCTGAAGAAAAAGAAGATTCAAACTCAGATTTAATAAAAGGTGGTAAAGAATCATCCTCATCTATTGAAGATAAAAAAAGCCTTTTTTCTATTGATCCTCATCAATTAACAGGTAAAATTGGATTAGAAAGAATGATGAATTTTATTGATAATAAATCTCCTCCTATAAAAGGTGATTTTGAATATAAAAAATCAACATTAGATAACTATGGTAAAATTTTTTCTAGTAATGAAATAGGTAATTATAGTGCTAAAATAAAGTGTATATTAGATAATATATATAACCAAGAAACAAAAAAAGTTTCAGATGGTGTTATTTTAATTTATTCTCAATATATTGATAGTGGATTAATTCCCGTAGCACTTGCTCTTGAGGAAATGGGTTTTACTCGTTATGGTCAATCGGGTATAAAACCTTTGTTTAAAAATAGACCAACAGAAGTTGTAGATGTTAGAACAATGCAACCTCCTGAAGATAAAAAAAATTTTATGCCTGCGCGTTATTCTATGATTACTGGTGAACCAAGATTATCACCTAATAATGATTTTGAAGTTAAAGGTTTAACTGGTGAAGATAATAAATATGGTAATAAAATAAAAGTAATACTTATTTCAAAAGCCGGTTCAGAAGGTATAGATTTAAAATTTATAAGACAAGTTCATATTTTAGACCCTTGGTATAACATGAATCGTCCCGAACAAATTATAGGACGTGCTGTTCGTAATTTTTCTCATAAAGATTTACCATTTGAAAAAAGAAATGTTTCAATATTTATGTATGGTACTATATTAGATGATAATACAGAAGAGGCAGCAGATTTATATGTATATCGTGTAGCTGAATATAAAGCAATTCAAATTGGAAAAGTAACAAGAGTATTAAAAGAAACAGCTATTGATTGTATAATAAATCATGATCAAACAAAATTTACACAAGAAAATTTTAAAAGTAATTTAAAAGAACCTATTACACAAGAACTATCGACCGGTCAAATATTAAATAATTATAAGATAGGTGATTCTCCTTTCTCTCCATCGTGTGATTATATGGCTGAATGTAATTTTAATTGTAGACCAGATGCTACTATTGATGAAGATAAATTAAATGAAGATACATATGATGAAAAATTTATTGTAATGAATTCTGAAAAAATTGTGCAGAGAATAAGAATGTTGTTTAAAGAAGGTTTCTTTTATAAAAAAGAAACACTTTTAAACGCAATTAGAACACCAAAAGAATATCCATATGTACAAATATATTCTGCGTTAACACAATTAATAGATGATGAAAATGAATTTATAGTTGATAAATATGGTAGAAATGGAAGATTAGTAAATATTGGTGATTATTATTTATTTCAACCAATTGAATTAAAAGATAAAAATATTTCAATATTTGAAAGATCAGTTCCAATAGATTATAAACATGATATGATAAATTTTGAGATAAATCAAAAAGTAGTAAAACCTGTTATTGATAAAAGAAATTTAAATAAAGATAATATAGAAGAAATAAATTTTTCAGAAGGAAAAGAAATAATAGATGAAATGAAAGTTAATTATGATATAACAATACATTTCTTAAAAGAATCCAAAGTTCCAAGAGGAGATGATAATTGGTATAAATATTGTGGAATTGTGATAAAAAAAATGTCCAAAGAATATATTGATTCAAAAAAATATTTACTTAAATTTTTAGTTGCACATATGATAGAATTATTATTATTTGATGATAAAATTAATCTAATGAATTATATTTATTCTTTAAAATCAGAAACAATGAAAAAAGATTCATTAGAATTATTTGTGAGAGAATACTTTCAAATAAATAGTATAACAACAAAAACAATTACAGCATTTATTATGTATAAATTAAATAAAAGAGTTATAATGTTATTAGATAATAAAAATAAATGGATGGAAGCAACATCAGAAGAACAACGAGATATTTCTTTATCAAAAGAAATAAAAGATTTGTTGACTTTTAATAAAGATGATTATAATCAAACTGTTGGATTTTTAGGTTATAAAAAAGGTAATAAGTATTTAGCATTTAAAACAAAAGATATGGGTTCTAAACGTGATACAGGAGCTATATGTGAAGATGCCACAAAAGATAAAAATTTAATACAATTAAATAATATTATTGGAGAAGAAAAATATACAATTCAAAATACAAAAGCAGTAAAAGATAAAGATGGAAATATTTTACAAGAAGCAGTTGGAAATACTGAATTATGTGTTTTTAAAGAATTAATTCTTAGATACTTTAATGCTGTTGAGGAAAATAATAAAAAATGGTTTTTAACACCAGAGATGGCTATTTATCATAAACTTTATACAGTTTATGTATAAAATAAAATTATATTAAATAAAATTATATTTAAATAAAATTGAGATAAATATAATTAAAAGATTATATGTATATACAATATAATGGAAACTACAAAACAACTTAAAAAACGCAAAGACGTAAAATTACAATCTATTTATTCAAGATGCCTATTAACAAGAAAAATAGTTTTAAATATAAATTTAATTGGTAAAAATTTGGATGAAGTAATTGAAGAATATATTCATAATAATTTTGAAGGTAAATGTGTAGTTGAAGGATATATAAAAACAAATTCATGTAAAATTATTAGATATTCGTGTGGAACAATTGAACGTGGTAATAATGTAGTTTTTGAAGCTGTATTTGAATGTGATGTTTGTTTTCCAATTGAAGGTATGCTAATACCTTGTATAGCAAAAAATATTGTTAAAGCTGGAATAAGAGGAGAAAGCGCAACTGAGGTTCCATCACCTGTTATTGTATTTATTGCAAAAGATCATCATTATAATTCTCAACATTTTGCTGATGTAAAAGAAGGTGATAAAATAAATGTTCGCATTATTGGACAAAGGTTTGAATTAAATGATAAATATGTGTCAATTATTGGAGAATTGGTAAAAGAAAAAGAATTTGTTCAAAAACCTAAACAAAATATGAAACCACGTTTAGTTTTTGAAGATTAGCTAGCAGTTTAAATTATTTATAAACTTAAATATATAATTTTTTCTATGTAAATAAATAATAATAATTTAAAAACATTTTATTAAATATATTAATGGAAGCAAATGTATCTACAAATGAGACAAATAATTATTCAGTAAGTGAACTTAATTATTTGAGAGAATCTATTGAAAATATGAATAAATTTAATCAAATTGAAGTTCTAAGAATATTAACTAAATATAAAAACTTAGTTATCTTAAATGAAAATAAATATGGAATACATATTAATTTATCTGATATAAAAAATGAAAT